TGTGAGAGTTGAGCATCGCTTGGTGTTTGGCTCGAAGCCAGGATGATACTAACTTGTTGTCACAGCCATATTCTAGGAGAGCGTCCAGCATGCGGAAATGACCCCAACGGAAGGAAGAGTCCATGCGAGAGGCATCCATCATCGCAAGAAACTCGAAATTGTTGTCGCGTTTGTTTCGGAAGAACTCGGAATAGGCCTGGCCAGCTGGAATCTTGGCCGCGTAACCCCAGTGCACACCAGGGATGCGGTTCATGAGTTCAAAGGCAAACACATTGTCGATGGTAACGTCTTCGAAATCTTCAGCCGAAATGGTGCGGATAGGCTTGTAACGACCCGAAGGATCCGGTGTCATGAGCTTTTTCGCAGCGACTGGTTGACGCTTACAGAACATGCCGACTTTGTGAGAGTTGTATTCGCCGATTCGGAGCTGGTTCCAAACTTTTTCAATTGAGGCGTCAAGTTGACCCATGAGTTCGGCGTGGCGACGTGATTGTGCGTTTACTAGGGTATCGGTGTTGTAGGACATCATCCGGTTGACGTGCATCCACTTGCGATAGGACTCGGGGGAGAGGAGCTTGGCTTCTTGAAAGCGATCGGGCATAGCCTGACACATCGCAATCGCAACAGCGCGATATTCTTCTAGGTCCTCGGGGGTTGCCCTACGCTCGGACATTATGTCGTCACGCCAAGTTGGTTCGAATTGCTCTTGACAATACCTGAGAGCGCTTTCGTAGATGTAGTTGGGGTCCAAGGCACCCAGAAGGGCACCGTCGATACCTTCTTCGACGCCTTGCTTACCTAGGCGAGCGGAACGTTCGGAGAGCAGCTTGTCTATTCTCGGTCTGAAATCAATACCTCTTGCATCGGCCACTTGTCTAGCTATCTCGTACTCTTGCTGTGTGAGAACGGCACCGCGTGGAATACGGATGGGCCTGAATTGAGGCCCACCAAAGAGTTGCCTAAATGGCGTGGTGGGTAGCTCCGATTTAGCAAGGAGATCATGGTTCACCTTTTCCGGGTCCCAGAGTTCCTCCAGTCCCTTTACTCGAGTGTGATAATCCCTGTCGAAGCCTTCGTTGCGGAGGTGTGCGGACTCAGAAATAGCTGCGTGGAGACGGGCTTGGAGGGACATTTTGGGGTTGTTGAAGAGGCCGTTTAGGGTCCACAGGCTCTTCTTGGCGCGTCTGGCGTGTGTCGGGAAGAAAAGATCAACGAAATCCAGGACCATGGGCCTCAAGGAGAGATAGAGCTTCATGGATTGTCGTGTCATTTCTTCACCTAGGGTTACCAGGAGGGAATAGAAGGGCTTGAAATAAGTGTCGATCGCCGACAAGGACAGTTCAGCATAGTTGATCAACTCGTGCAGTATAACTGCGTGCCTGGCTTCCTCCCTCATTGCATTCCAACACCAACCGACGAATTCCTTTATCCAGCCCACGTAAGTGTGGTTGCCCACGTGAGAATCGAACACAAGTTGATTGTCCTCAAGCCCGGAGGCGAGG